TCACTCTTTCGTAATCCTCTACCTATTGATTGTAGAACTCTAACTACTGATTTAGAAGGTGATGTAAAAACAATATTGTGTATGTTCTTGATGTTAATACCTGTACTACAGGTGCCATATGAAGCAACAAGAATACTTCTTGATTGTTTATTTACAATTTGACGAATGGATTCTCGATCTTCCGCCTGTGTTTTTCCATGAATGAGATAGCAAGGATATTCCGAGTATTGCTTTAGCCTTTTATACATTGGTATTCCGTGCTTCTCGACAAAGTTAAATAGAACTAATGTATTCCCTGTTAAATTCTTACATAGTTGTTCAATGAAATAATTTCTTTCTTCGTTTGCAACTAACCATTGAATTTCATCTATGTACTTTGCTCTTTTAATTTCTTCAACTTTAGATTCTGGATACTTTAAAAGAATGCAGTTTATCTTTATGTTAGATAAGAAATTTTGATCAATTAGATCCTTTGTTGTTGTGACACGAAAAACAGGACCAAACAGACCCTCTACGACTAGTTTATGAACATGTGTTCCGTCTAGTGTTCCTGTAGTTCCAATTCTAAATTCACAACCCTTCATCTTATTCATGAGTGTTGTGAGTGATTTTGCTTTGAACAAATGACATTCATCTCCGAACACACAAAGAACATCTTTGAAGAATTCTTCTTTCATCTTATAGATGCTCTGCCAAGTTGAAATTATAACTCTTCTATTTGTCTCTTTTGGTTGACCGGAATATACCGCATGACAATTACGGAGAAATCCATCCTTATTTGAATAATCGTGGAAATCATTTGCCATTTGTCCAACAAGACCTGTTGTCGGAACTACAATTAAAATTTTCTTATGTGGTGGAATTTTTTCTAAAAGATATCTAACACACATGTAAATTATCAAAGACTTACCACTTCCAGTCGGAGAGATGAGTAATGTTCTTTGCTTCAATAAGGCATGCTTTACTGCATCTTTTTGATATTCGTGTGGGGGTATTTCGCTACCATCACTATAGCATTTTGTTCTTTTAAAGAAGTCTTCTATATCTTGTTCATTGAATTTTAAATTTAAATTCTGAACTGGTTCATATTGAAGTTTATATCCTCGCTCTTCGGCAAACTTAAACAAGTAGTCCAACAATCCAACATAAAGAGTATGAGTGAGAGTATTGAAAAGACGAATCTTTCCATCCCATAGTCTATTCTTATATGCTGGTGTAAATTGATAATTAGGAACCGAGAAAGTGAAAAAGGAACTTATTTCCTTAGCAATGCTTTTTTCACAGTCGATTTTTAAATTAACGGCATCTACTTGTTTTACTTCAATCATTGTCCCTGTGTAAATTTAATCCAATCAATTGCAGAACGAATATTCCAATTCCTCTGAGAAATTACTTTAACAAGATTTTCTAGATAGTTTACCTTTTCCTTTTGAAGTTCAACTTTATTTGATATATCAATTATTTGTTGATCGCTATCGATGAATCTATCTAGATCCTGTCGAAGAAGTGCAAGATCAAATGGTTCCCAACCAAGGTCTTTTAGTTGTTCATCTGACATCTTGCCAGAATAATACAACCACTTGTTCTTCCTTACTATATTTAGATCCGATTCTAACTTCTTCAAAATCAGTTTTTCGTCCAACATAATAGACAAATACTTATTATGAATTTGTGGTGTGCGAAGACTTTCAACATCCAGAGAGGATGGATCAATCTTCATATCTTGTTCAGCCATAGTTCGAATTTCACTTAGTTTAATTGACATGCTTAGATTATATCACATAATCGGCAGAAATCAAGAGGGACTATAACTTCCAGTATAACCAATATTTTCTGCAATTGTATGTATTTCGTATCTAACAAATGAGAATGTTGCAACTGCTTGAACATATTGTGTATCTGGCGCAGTAGAATCAAAATCGATTCCAGTTAATGATATTGGAAATACATCATAAAATTGAACATTTAAAATTGGTTTATATGAACTGGATAAAACATACATCATTGCTCCCGACACCTTTTGATGCTCGGGTAAAATATCTTTATAAGGATAAGTATCAACCGACAAATCTCGGATCCAACTGTATATTTCTAACCAATTACGCATTTCTTCATCGACAGAAAATGCAACACTCAAATCACCAAATACATGTCTTGTTCCTGGTCGTTTGATATCCATTGCAGTGGGATTTGATTGCAATGAAACACCCATAGAAATTTCTGGTATATTTGCTCTTTGACAAAAATAAGTTAAATTAGGAGTTCGTGTTAGCACAAATAGAAATTTATTTCCAGTTAATCTATTTCTATTTGACGGATAAAATTCATTTCGTAAAAGTATATCGCCTGGCAAATTATTTAAAATAGATGCCGGAAGTGAGTTGATATAATCTTGTATTCCCATAATAGTATGTATAAAAAAACAGGGAGGGGTTTTGCCCCTCCCTGTTACTGAACCTTATTCAGTCTTTGTTATCAGACATATCCACCAGTCTGTCCGTGGAGATTATCAACGCGGAATAGACGATAGTAAACATTAGATGCCTTATCGATACCAGAAGCGTTTGTGGTGATTGCAGTTCTACCCTTAGCAAATGGATTTGCAACCATACCGTAACGAGTCTTGAATCCAATCTTTGGTTGGAAGGTGTTCTGGTTTACTGCACGAACCATCTGTAGTGGAACATATGGGCAGTAGAAGAACCCTGCGTCATAAGGAGTTGAACCCTTATATCCAAGGCAGACGAAGTTCTGGTTGGTGTTGACGAATGGATCGATATAAACTTTGATCTTACCATTTAGAACACCTGCGAAGACATTACCAGTGTCATCTACATTTAGATTTGCAACCATTGCAGGAGCAAGATTTAGGAAACCACCCATGGCGAGTGCACTTGCAACATCTGCAGAGCACACCATGAAGTTACCCTTGCCTCTACGGGTTTGCTTGGCGATGACATTTGCTTCACGCTCAATCTGGAACATTAGACCGCGGAATCTTTCTGCGCTCCAACGACCATCTGAGTCGCTTAGAATGTCGTAAATACCACCAGTGCCGCTTGAGTAATTGGCAAGGTCTGGTTGCTTGCAACCAGTAGTTGCGACATAATACATGGTACGGATGATTTCGCGGTTGATTTCGTTGAGGATTTCGGTGCTAAGAATATTAGCAAGTTCTGCCTCAGCGTCAAGTCCGTGAACGGCCTTGAGGTCTTGTGCGAGTTCGGTGGTGTATTCTGCCTTGAGTGCTCTGGTCTTTGCTTCGACAGCAATACGCTCAATGCTGAATGCCATTTGCTGGAAGTCTTGACCACCGCCACCTAAATCTTCACCGGTTGCAGTTGCCATGCCTCTGAACACGGAAAGTGGATCGTTACCACCAGAACCGTCTGCTCTGGTTGGCCACTGACCGCCGCCGGCACCATTTAGATTGAGGAATGTTCCACCTTCTAGTGGTGAGAATCCAAAGGTAATACCAGAAGTTGATCCTGATGCACCCGAGAATGCTGGATATGGTTCATCGAAGTGTGATTCGAAACCATTCTGTCCATCATACTTGCTACGCATTGCAAAGATAAGTCCGGTTGGAGCAGTCATTGGCTGCACACCGCAAATATCATATGCAACAACATTAGGCATTGCACGACGAACTAGTGAGATTAGGATTGGATCGTAACCTGCTAGTGATCCTGCGTTACCAATTTGCGAACCTACTGCAAAGTTGCCACCCATTGAATTTACGGGTGCAGCTTCGGTTAGCATTTGTGATCTCATTGCTTCCTTCTGGTTTTCTAGAAGTACAGCAGTGACTCTCTTCTTGTGTATGTCATTAATTTGCTCAAGATCCTTGTGTTCTAGCACAGGGTTCCACTTTTCTACTAAAGTATCGTATGGTGTTGACTGATTAAAATCCATTTTCTATTTCTCCTTTGATTAGTACTATTTATTAATTTACTGTTTTACGATTAGTTAACTTTAATTGGTTGCTGATGCTATGGATATACGCATCCATTAGAGGATCAGCACCAGTTGGTTTTCTATCTACATTTGTGGTTTCTTCGGTTAAGAAATTACCAAGTTTTTCAGATGAACCTTCAGAAGCAAAATAAGACTCCTTTAGAAGTTGAATTTTATTTCGGTATTGATCGACCGAATTGAATTCAATGTTCTCTGAAAGTTGTGCTAATTTCTCTACTTCAGTATCCGCAAGACCTCTGCTTAATTCCACAAATGATTCTGCACATTCATGAGCAAGAACTTTGTTCTTGAGATCAATGTTTTCCTTTAGAGTTTCATTTAATTCAGTTTCTAGTTCACTATTAACTGTAAATAGATCGTCTAAAACATCATATTTTTCTTGTGGTACATCGATGAAACTATTTTCAAATAGTTCTCTTAGTCCCATCATGAAATTTTCTGCAATCTCAGTACGGAATCCACTTTCAACTGCAAGTTTATTTTCTTGCATCCATTC